ATGCCTTTAAAAGCTTGCTCATGCCCATAGCACCGGATAAAAAGATCCATTTTATCTGGGCAGCTTAGCCACGCCTCAACCAGTTGATCTCTATAGTTAGTCATAAATTACCCCTTGTTCATAATTGATCTAAATGCGCCAGCATACAAGCTAATCCACTCAAGTCCGCCAGCTTCTAACTCTTTGCCATGCTTCTTGCACCATGCCGCCATTAACATCATCTGCACTTTGTTAGTCATAAATCATCACCCCTTCTCTTTTGTGTCTTCTATCCCTTGGCAATATGCAGACAACTTCAAAGCCAACTCTTTTGCTGTCACGTGGCCATGGTGCCTAAACAAGTCAGTTTGCCCGCCACTAGCATTAACAACTCTAACCACGTTATAGCCGCCATAAGCTTGACTCAAAAACCAATCTTTTTCTGTTAGCTTGTTTAAGTAGTCTATCTTGTGATTCAGCTCTGCTTTAGTTACTCTCATTTTCTTACCCTCTCACAAGTTAATTACTCATCTCGTCTTCATGACTTAACTATAGTACCTAACCAATCAAACAGGCAAGCACATAATTGTAACAAAATGTAACAGTGTGTAACTATATGTAAGCAAGCACGCTGCATGATAGATAAAGCCATACATAACAACGACTTAACAAATAAAATTAATTAATACTTGCATAGTGCATGCAGTATATTACAGTTAATATATAAGCAACACAGCGAGTACACAACATGATCACATCAATAGACATAATACTAATAGCAGCCAGCGTAGAGATAATACTAATGCTAGGAGCTTGGGTGAGGTACAACATATGCTAAGACTACTAAGACAAGTAATACAGCACATACAACTACACGCAGCTAAAGAGGACGTCCTCGAGGCACAAGCGCTAATACAAGCGCGTTTAGCTCATAAGCATAACCTAGCAAGCAAGCCAGAGATTGATTTAATCTGCGCGGCAGTCATTGCGTCTGCAATGACTTAAGAGCCAGCCACTAGCAGCCAGCAGTGATGAGCATGCCAACCTAAGCAGGCAGTGCACATGAGGCCATATAGAGTGCAGAGAGTGCATATAGAGTGCAGGCCACTGCCCTTAAGCGTGCAAAGCGGTAAGGGTACCGCTGGCTACCACGCTTATAGCCCTGCTTACTACATGCAAGGCTATTGCTTGCTACGTGCAGGCTAGCATGCAACTACAGGCAATTGCAATGCTTTTTCCAGCAAAAGGCATGGGGCCAGCAGGGGGGAGCAGGGGGTGCTTGCTTGGGTGCACTGCACCTCGAAAATCTCGCCAGCAAATTTTTCCCAAGGAAAAACAAGGCCTTGCCTGCTGCCAGAGGTAAGCATGCTGGGTGTGCCTTGGCTGGTTAGCCTGTAGCCCAAGGTGTGCTGCCTAAGTGTGGCAGGCCAGTTGCTGCTCAAATGTAGCTTTACAGCAGCTTTATTTTGTGCTAGTATGCTTGGCATGGCTAATAAAAATAAAAACGCCTAGTAGCTAGTCTACTGCCTGAGTGACAGTCCCCTACTGTTACTGCCTACAGCCTTACTGCCCCTCCCAGTAAGGCTGCCTTTTATTCTGCTCCCACTAACAGGTATGGTAATGGCCAAACTCACTCTTACAGACGAATCTAGTGGCTTTCAAACCACAACACAAAGAAATGCCAACTATACTGCTATTGAAAATGCTTTAGAGAACACCCTGTCTAGGGATGGGACTGGCCCTAATGCTATGGGTGCTAACCTCGACATGAACAGCAAGAAGGTTATTAACCTAGCTGAGCCTACAAATAACACAGATGCTGTTAGGTATATTGACCTGCTCAATAAGACGGTAAACCCTAGTGTCTGGGAAGGGGCGTCTTACATTGTTGACAATGTTACACAGTTAAAGGCGTTGACAGGCCTAACTACAGGCGTGTACATCCGCGTGGCAGGCTACCACACTAAAAATGACCTTGGGGGAGGCTTGTTTTACTATGACAGCGCTAGTGCTGCTACAGCAGATAATGGCAGGTACATTACACCTAATACCATGGCTGGCAGGTTCATCAGAATTTTGCCTCATCTGATCATCCCGCAGCTCTGGGGTGCCAAAGGAGACGGCACTACTGATGATTCACCAGCTATACAAGCAACGGTTATAGCAGTGCAGGCTGGGTATGGTAATAATGGCTTCAGTGGGAGTGCAAGCTCGGAATATATACACTTTCCGGCAGGTGTTTATAGGCTAGCAACAACTATCAATGTCCAAAGCTATAACACGCTCGCAGGAGAAAGAGCATCATTTAAACCTGATGCTGGTGTTGTTTGCTTTAACTTCGTCTCAAGCTACCAGAACCGCGTAGATAACCTAGTTTTCATTGGTGGTTCATGGGCGATTAAGTTTCAGACAGGCAACGTAGACACCTCTACTGTTACTATTGAGAACTGTGAGTTTCAAGATCAAACATCAGGGCATATTCAGACCTCAGCTTTAAGCGCTTCTACACTTTTCCGAATTAAGCACTGTAAGTTCTACAATAACAGTGCAGACGCTGCATTTATCGGTGTAGATCTACTGGGTGGCTCTTTACACTTAACGGCTTGCTGGGTAACTACAGCTCAAACTTTTATACGTAATGGCGATGGATTAACCGGCCAAGGTGGGACAGTTATCCTAGATAACCTGTTTGGTGTGCCTAGATATGCAGGGAATGGCGGAGTTACATTTGTTAATAATAGCTGTAACCTTGAGATGCGTAGCTGTAGGTTCGGCGGTGAATCAGATAATATAATCGTCGTCTGTAATCCTCCTGTAACAGCCACTGGCACCTATGTTATTATCGATAAGTGTGCTGTATTTCCTGGGGATCAGCCTATCGTAACCTTTAATTACATGCCTAATGATTTTCAGTTTACCAACAACATAGGCGCTGACAATAGTTGGGAAAAGGGCTTCCTGTTCAATGCAGGCTCAACCACGACGTTCGGTCCTATTAGAGCCTCTCACAACACATTTATTGTCAGGGACAACTCGCCCACTTCAGCACCCAATTACCAAGGCTCTAATGAAGGTATGTCTAAGACGCATGCCCTTAATAATGAGCATGTAAAGCCGTCTAACACCCTTTTTACAGCTGACAAAGTAGCCCAGTACATAACGAATGGTGGTGGTGGTTGGGGTGGTAATAATTCTAATATCACTGTTACCACGCCTACTACTAACGGTTTTGGTGCTGCTGTAAGAGCTATAACAGGGTCTTCTGCTTCTTATAACGGCTCATTCTCTGAAACCTACACAACTGGGTTAAACGGCTTAGCTACCGGTATGTACACTGTAGTTGTGAATGTTAACATTACTACTCAACATATCACCTCAGTTATGGTTTACGCTGGTGCTAATCAGAAAGGGTTTAAATTAGGTAAAGGTCGCCATGTACTTTGCTTACCTACTTACTACGTAGCTGGCACAGATTCACAAATTACCGGTTATGGTTGCGACAATATGAGCTCAGCTCAGGTAGCAGTGTTCGGCCCTGTTAGAGTTTATTCTGGCTTAGTAGAAGTTAAAACTGAGAACAACATTGTTTACGGTACAGCAGCCCCTGTTTCGTTACGGTGGGAACTAGGCGATAGAGTGATCAATTCAGCGCCGACAGTCGGACAGCCTAAAGCTTGGGTTTGTACTGTAGCTGGTACGCCTGGTACTTGGACTTCTGAAGGGAATTTATAGGGGGTTTTGTGGAGAATTTACTTGTTGATGTATTGAAAGGTGGTAGTCTATTTGGTGCCGCTGCTGTTGTTGTGCTTGCAAGCTTTACTTCTCGCCTTATTTACTCATTGTATAAAGGGGAAAGGTCAAAGATTGACAGGTCAATTAAGGTAGCATTAGAGGACCAAAAGTTACTTAATAAAGAAATTGAAGGTTTAATTGCCATGTCCAGTGATAACAAACAAGCTATAAGCATACTACTGTCTAAATATGAACAACTAAAGGAAGACCAAGCTGGTTTACAAGCAAGGATTACTCTGTTAGACAACAGGGTATCAGAGCTAGGAAAGGACATGCATACAGGCTTTTCTGATATAAAGACCTTACTTATACAGTTATTTGGGCAGAGGCGTAAAGATGGGTGATTTTAAGAATGCAGACGCTTTAATCCCTGAAGATTTTATCCTAGAGCATGACATGAAGGGTACGGCAGAATACGCTATAGCTGACTATAGCAGGAAGCCTACCAGGGCTTTGTTCTATGAATTCAAAAACCCTGCCTTAGAACCTACCTATACGGTACATTTTCAAGACAGGCGTGTTGGTGACAAGCTTTATAAGTCTATGCGTTTGGTTTACATAAACACCTGTGACCCTACTGAATGGACTTTTGTACAGCAAGTTTGCCATGGTGACTGGGAGTATTGGAACCAGTTGCAGCGTGCTTTGAATAACTACATATTAAAGCCTAAAAAAGACAGCATTGAACGCTGGCGTAAAGAAATGGAAATGAAAATACGCAGCGACGCTCTGCTTGCTATACACAAAGACAGTATATCAGGCGGCATGTCTGCTATTAGCAGTGCTAAGTGGCTTGCAGAGGGCCGTTACAAGCTTAAGCCTACTACCAATAAAGCCAGGGAAGATGTGGTTGCACCTGCTGAGCAGGTAAGCAAGGAGCCTGATATTTATGCAGAAGACATTCAACGCATGGCGCAGTACAGTATAGATAATGCAATCATCCAATAAGATAAATAAGCAAGACATAAAGAAGCTAGCAGAAGCAGACTTTGCATTCTATGCAAGGCTTGTCTGCCCTGACCTGTGCTTTGGTGACATACATGACCAGCTATTTAGATGGTTAACAAGCACTGACAGGGACTTAGCTAGCCTTGTTTTATTGCCAAGGGGCCATTTAAAGTCTACTGTTGCTGCTATATGGACAAGTTGGCGTATAACAATTGACCCAAAGGTACGTATACTGTACGTGTCAGCTACTAGCTCTTTAGCAGAAGCACAACTTTACAGTGTGGGGCAGATATTAACTAGCCGTGTATACAAACGGTACTGGCCTGACATGGTTGATGACAACAAAGTTAAAAGGGCTAGATGGAATACCAGCGAGATTATTGTAGATCACCCAGCCAGGCATAACGCACTTATAAGGGATAACACCATTACAGCAGTTGGTATAGGGGGTAACATTACAGGTAGGCATTGTGATATACTTGTACTTGACGATTTAGTTGTACCTGATAACGTGACGACAGCAGACCAAAGGAATAAGGTTGCTTCTGCATACTCCCAATTAGCCTCTATTAAAGATCCTGGTGCTATTACTATTGCTGTAGGTACAAGGTACCACCCTGACGACTTATACCAAGAATTATTAAGCCTAGAAGTGTATGACCACATCAAGGGTAGCAGTCGCAAGATGTATGACTTGTTTCAAAAGCAAGTTGAAGATGCAGGTGACGGCACTGGGGATTTCATATGGCCTAGACGGCAAGCTGCCAATGGGGCATGGTATGGCTTTGATGCTAATATCTTGGCTTACAAGAAAGCTGAATACTTAGACAAGAACCAGTTCTTTTGCCAGTACTACAATAAGCCGAATAATGAAGCTACTAAGCTGATACAGCCTGAATGGTTCCAGTACTATGACAAGAGCCAGGTAAGGTTTGTAGACGGTATATGCACTGTTGCAGGTAAGCCTGTACTGGTAACAGCAGGGGTTGACTTTGCTTTTAGTATTAAGAAAAAGACTGACTACAGCGTAGTGGCAGTAGTGGGCATGGATGCTGACAGGCGTGTCTATATACTTGACTTAGCCAGGTTTAAGACTGAAATGATCTCAGGCTACTTTGCAGAAATTGAACGTCTATACCTGAAATGGGGTTTTAAACGTATACGCATGGAAACGACCACAGCACAGCAGCAGATTGTGAACGAGTTAAAGTACACCTACTTCCCCAATAACGGTATCTTATGTTCCATAGAGGAACACAGGCCTAACCGTAACCAAGGTACAAAGGAAGAGCGTATTCAATCTACCTTAAAGCCCAGGTACGAGCAGCGAGTTATGTACCATTACAAAGGTGGTAACTGTGAACTCCTTGAAGAAGAGCTTCGTTTTGAAAACCCACCACACGATGACCTTAAGGATGGCCTAACTATAGCAGTGCTAGCAGCTAAGCCAGCAAGCAGGCAAATGCAGTCAGAAAGTTCCAGCAGCAATGTCGTTTATCACCGTAAATTTGGAGGAGTCGCCTACCAATGAGTCAAGTAGAATGCCTAACAGGCCTAGCCAATCCTGACCACAAAGCTAAGCATGTAGCTGATATGTGGACTAAGTTTAAGACGTCTAGGCAGTGCTTTGAAGATGAAGTGGCAGAGTGCCGTGAATACGTGTATGCAACAAACACTAAGCAGACCAGTAATGCGAAGTTGCCTTGGAAAAACAACACCCACCTACCTAAGTTATGCCAAATTATGGATAACTTGCATGCTAGTTACTTCGAGTCACTATTCCCTAACGAGGAATGGGTTAAATGGGACGCCTACAGTGCCGATGCTGCCGATAAGACGAAGGTGCAGGCCATTACTGCCTACATGGCAAACAAACTGCGTGTAAGTGGCTTTAAGGACGTTGTGAGCGATTTATTGCTAGACTTTATTTTATGGGGTAACTGTGTTGCTACCTGTGAGTACGTAGAAGATTATTATATTGATGACGAAACAGGTGAAAAGGTTATTACCTACATAGGCCCAAGAGCTAGGCGTGTACCTATGGAAGACATAGTATGGGACCCTACAGCAGTAAGCTTTGCTGCTAGCCCTAAAGTTGTAAGGTATGTTAAGACTTTAGGTGACTTACATGCAGAAGCCTTATCAGAACCTGAGAATTCTTACAAGCATGATATTGTGCGTAAAGCCTTAGCTAACAGATCTTTCCACCAAGGTTCTAGCAGAACAGAACTAAGTATGTTTGACAGTATGGTTGTTGATGGCTTTGGTAGCTTTGGCATGTACATGAGATCAGGCCTAGTGGAAATATTAGAATTCCATGGTGACATGTATGACCTTGAAACAGGACTATTCCTTAAGAACCACATTATAACTGTGGTAGATAGGTGTGACCTTGTACGTTGTGAACCTAACCCTAGCTGGATTGGTAAGTCCTACTTTGTGCATGCACCTTGGCGGCAAAGGGCTGGCAGTACGTACGGGCAAAGCCCGCTCGTTAACCTAATAGGTATGCAGTACAGAATAGACCACCTTGAGAATATCAGGGCTGACTTGTTTGACCTTATGGCACTGCCCCCTATTAAAGTGCGTGGCTTGGTTGATAACTTTAAGTTTGGGCCTGGGGAAAAGATTATACTGCCTGACCCTGACTCAGATGTAGACTTCCTGCGTGTAGATGGCACAGCACTGCAAGCTGACAGCCAAATAGCAAACCTGCTTGCCTTAATGGAAGAGTTTGCAGGTATGCCTAAAGAGGAACTAGGGTTCCGTACCCCTGGGGAAAAGACAGCCTTTGAGGTTGGGGAAATGAAGCGTGCACGTAACAAGCTGCCACAACAGAAGATTAAGTCATTTGAGCAGAAAGTACTTGAACCTTTGCTTAACAGTATGTTAGAATTAGCGCGAAGGAATATTAACGCTATAGACACTATTAGTGTACTAGATACTGATACAGGAGCTTTAGAGTTCCTCAGTATTACCAAAGCAGACCTTACAGCAAAAGGAAAAATAAGAGCTGTAGGAGCTGACCATTATGCAATGCGCAACAATGTTTTACAGAATTACCTGGGCTTTAGACAGGCATTTGCAGCAGATCCGGCTGTTATGTCACACGTATCCGGATTAGCCGAAGCCAAGCTTTTTGAAGAACTTTTACAGCTAGGCCGCTACCAGTTAATGACACCTAACGTCAGGATATCAGAGCAAGCAGAAACACAAATGCTTGGCATGCAGTACCAAGAAAACATGCAAGTAGCACAAGAACAAGAATTACCTGATGGTATGTAAAGATGCCTACTAAGCGAGACTACAAGAAAGAATATAAAGAATACCACAGTAAGCCTGAGCAGAAAGCTAATAGAGCTAAAAGAAATGCAGCAAGAGCCACAATGGTTGAAGAAGGCCATGCACGTAAAGGAGACGGTAAAGACGTTGACCATAAACGTCCTCTTAAGCGTGGTGGCGGCAATGGAGTTAGTAACCTTCGTGTTGTTAGCAAATCTACTAATAGGTCTGCTGGCGCTGCTATACGCTATGGGCGGAAGAAGTAATGAATACACTAATACAAAGACATATACTCCCAGAGAACATAAGTAGGGTAAGTGTTGAGTTTACAGAAGCAGCACACCTGTTTGAATACGTAGCTAAAGCCCTTGCTGACATGGAGAATTCAATAAGAGCTAAGTCTATGGCTGATGATTTTAAGGGTGAATGGGCCTATAACCAAGCCTACTTAGTAGGGCAATTGAAGGCTTTAGATTTTTGTAAACAACTTATAACAAGGTAGGATTTATGGACAATGCTGACCAAGCTAGTCACACAGCACCAACAATTTTTAACGACTTTATTGGTGCAGAGAAGAAGTACAAAACTGTTGATGATGCTTTAGCAAGCGTGCCCCATGCACAGCAGCATATTGCCAAGCTGGAAACTGACAATAAAGCTTTGCGTGACCAGCAGTTTGCTATACAAGCTAGGCTAGATGCCCTATTGACAAAAAGCCCTACTACAGACGGTGTGCAAGCTCTACCTCAGCAAAACACAGCCGGGCAACCTGTAGACATGGAAGCTATTGTTGAAAAGGCTTTAGCTAAACGGCAGTTAGAAGCTAAGACACAGGAAAACAGTAGCAAGGTAGCTGCTGAACTTAAGCAATTATATGCTGACAAAGCAGAAAGTGTTTATGTGGAAAAAGCAAGAGAGCTTGGCTTAGATGTTCAAGACCTGAACAACATGGCCGCTAAAAGCCCTCAAGCAGTGTTAGCTTTATTTAAACAAACAAATGCACAGTCTAGCAGCGTGCAAGGGGGTATTAATACCTTAAGTTTAGGTGGCAGTGACAGTGTAGACGCACTTATGGCAGTCTTAACAACTGACCCAAAAGTTTACTACAGCAAAACACACCAAGAGCGCTTGTACAAAGCAATAGCTAGGCAAAACGGTAGCGCAGGCTACTAGCAATAACAATTAAATGAGGTTTATATGATTAGATCAGCTGACACCCATGTACGGGCTACAATATACTCAGAAGAGATTAAAAGGCTCTTAATGGCAGACTTAATGGCTGGCAAATGGTGTAAATGGATTACCCCTGACTTTGGGCATGGTACCACTTACAGTGTACCGTCTATAGGGCAACCTATGGTTAAAGACTGGAACGAGAACATTGATACTACTTCAAGTTCAAGAGATATTGGTGAGTTCACCATGATTGTTGATGAAGATGTCTATTCACAAGACACGATCACTGACAAAGCAAAAGAAGACTCCTACTTCCTTGACCAACAGTATGGCAAGTCGCAGTTTGTAGCAGACCAAGTAAGAGTACTTAACGAGTACTTAGAAACTTCTTTGCTTAAAGCTGCTGGCCCTGGTGCTAAATCTGGTGGTGGGCAAACGGTTGCTAACCCTAACAGAATTAATGGTGCTGACCACCGTTTCAACGGTACAGGTGCTAGCCGTGTTATTACCATTAATGACTTCCACTATGCAAGGTCTGCCTTATCAAGAGCTAACGTGCCTAGCCAAGGTTTAATAGCTGTTGTTGACGAGTCTGTTGCTTATGAAATTAGCAAAATTGCTACTAACGTACTGTCCCCAGTACCTATGTACAATGATGTTATCACAAGTGGTGTAGTTGGTGCTAACAGCCAGTTCCGCTTTAACATTGCAGGCTTTGACGTATATGTATCTCAATACCTGTACCAGCTAGCTGCTTCTGAAGCGATTACCCACAGTGGCTCATCTGTTACTGCACAGGTAGGTGATGTACAAAACCTATTCTTTGCTGTACCTTCTGCTGATTTTGCACCTTTCCGTGGTGTAATGCGTAGAGCACCAAGGACAGAAATGGAACGTGCCGCTCTTAAAGGTGGTGGTATGGAAACAATGGTTACAACAATGCGTTTCGGTGTAAAACTCTATAGACCTGAAAACCTTGTTGCCATTAACACTAACGCTGCACTATAACATAAGGGGTATACCAATATGACCGTTTACACAAATAATGATGGCTTAGTGCAATACTACGGGCCACGGACAACGACCGAGGTTGCCGTTGCTAGGCAGTATATTTACGATGCTGGCTCTGAGACTGCTATTGAACTTGATGTTGAATACACAAACATCGGCTCAAGTATTATTACTTTCTTAGACCAGGATGCCAACTTTAATGGCGCTAACGACAGCTTTAGCAGCGCCCATGCTTACATCCCTGCAAATGCTATTGTGACCGAGGTTAAGTTTTATGTTAAAACCGCCTTTACGTCCGGTGGTGCAGCTACCTTAGATGTTGGCTTGTATGCTAAAGCAGGTGGTGCAATTGATGCTGATGGTTTTATTGCTGCACAAGCAGTTGCTGGCCTTACTGCTAATGCAGTAATTGTCGGTGCTGGTGCTTTAGCTACCAATGATGCTGTAGGCACTTCAAATGCATACATAGGCATGAATTATGGTACAGCTGCTTTTACGGCAGGCTCAGGCCGTTTAATTGTTAAGTACATTCCACAAAGACCGTAGTGATATGTTAGGCAGCCAAGGCTATGTGCATTAGCACACCTCAAACCGGCTGCCACTGCTCGCGCCAGCAGCCTGTCTTAAGCAGGGATAGGCGCACTAATTTTATACCCATAAAGGCATAACATGGCGAACCTTGAACACAGCACAATGGGCCACAGCTCAGTGCACGAGCCTAAGCACATAACAATATCTACCACAGCAGATGCTGGTAAAGTAATTACTAGCAGTAGTGCCACCAATGCTGTAAGTGTGTACCGTAAACTTGGTGTACATGAGCTTGATGCTGCTCTTGCAGGTCAAAACCCTTTTACAGGGTTTCAGTTATGGTCTGACAGTCAGTATGTCACCGGGGCAAGGCGTGCAATAAGCGCTACAACCCGCACTTCACTGACAATTAACGGCACAGGCGCTGGCCAAGTTACCACTTACACAGCAAGTGGTTCAGGTAATTGGTACAATACCTCTACTCATAAAATCACACCTACCAGTCTAAATGACGCTTACCTGTGTGAGTTGTACTTTACTATAAGGATCCCTGCAGGCACTAGCCCTTACGTTACTATAGATCTTGATGTGGCAGGTACCACAGGTATATTAAGGGAAGTAACTCAAGCTGTAGCTAAAGGAGCGGCAGTACACCAGCATATGACTTACCCTTTCCTTGTGCATGCAACAGCAGACTTTAAAAATAACGGGGCTGTTATGAATATAACCACAAGCCATGCTGCTGAATTGTTTGACACAAGGCTTATAATTACCAGGTTACACAGGGCGGCATAACATGCAAATGACCTTACTTGATATTACACAAGATATATTGTCTGATATGTCTTCAGATAATGTTAACAGTATCAACGATACAGAAGAATCTTTACAGGTTGCCCGTATTGTACGTACTACATTTTTTGAGATTATTTCAGGGGCTGACTGGCCTCATCTCAAGGAAATATTCCAGCTTACCGCTTTAGGTGACACTAATAAGCCTACACACATGCGCCTACCTACAAGTATTTCTAAAGTTGAGACTATTAGGTACAACAAGTCAACTGACGGTCAAGTAGAGTGGAATGATGTTAAGTTTGTTGATGCCGAACGCTTTTTAGAGTATGTGTCAAGGTATGACAGTTCAAGCACCAGCAACCAGCTAGTTACAGATATTACAGGTATACAGTTTGCTGTCAGTAAAGCAGAGATGCCTAGTATTTGGACAAGTTTTGATGATGACTATATTGTATTTAACGGTTATAATAACACCGTCGATGGCACGTTACAGCAATCTAAAACATTATGTACTGGCTACCGTGAAGCAACGTTTACCTTGACAGACAACGCAATACCTGACATGCCTGCCAAGATGTTCAGCTTGCTGCTTGCTGAAGCTAAAAGCACCTGCTTTAACGCCTTAAAGCAACAGCCTAATGCTAAAGAAGAACAGCGTGTAAGGCGTCAAAGGTCTTGGCTTGGGACAGAGAGACATAGAACAATATCAACTATTGAGTACCCAGATTATGGCAGATAAAAAAGAGACTTATACCAAAGAAGATTTTAGTGTGTTATTTGACCGTTCACGTAACCTGCATTTAATTGAAATGAAAACTGACGTTGAAAAGCCTTTACCAGCAGATTTAAGTGAAACGTCTTACACCCGCCACGACTTCGCTAGAATCGCCATTGAAAACTTTGTAAGATCACAGAAGAAGGTCTAATGCCTGCACAGTACCTGCTACCGTTTGTAAAAGGTCTTAATACTGACCAAGGTGTGATAACAGGGGATAGCGGGTTTACCCGTGATGAGTCTAACGTTGTCTTGCAAAAGGATGGATCTAGGAAAGTAAGGCTAGGCCTGGACTATGAGTCCAGTATACTGCAAGGCCTTACTGGGACATCCCTTAATACAATTGCCTTCACAAGCTACACATGGGAAGCTGCCGGGAACAAAGACAAGACATTCATAGTAATGCAGCAAGGCTATAAATTGCATTTCTTTGACGCTGGGGCTAGCAGTATTATCGCTGGCTTTCACAGTACAATAGAATTGACAACTACACCTTACTATAACACTACAACAGCCAGTGACTGCCGTGTAGAGTATGCACCTGGCAATGGTAGTCTGTTTATTGCTGGCCTTAAGTTTGAGCCTTGCAGAATTGGCTACAACGGTACTGCTCTTGATAAGGTTGATATAGTCATTGAGACACGTGACTATTATGGCATCCCTGACGGTGTAGAGCCTGACACTAGGCCAACCAGCCTGTCAAACGATAACAAGTATAACCTTTTTAACCAGGGTTGGTATCAGAAAGCTAATAATCGCAGTGGCACTGTAGTTAACGTTATTGATGAGTTCTATACAAAAGAACTAGATTTTCCTGCTAAGATTTACCAGTGGTGGCGTGGCAAGCGTGAAGCTAACTATGGCCAGTTCTTCTCTGAAGATTTACGGAACATCTACTCAGGCCGCCTAGAAGCCCCTAAAGGCCATTTTGTAATTGATGCATTCAGACGTAATTACAGTAGGTCTGTGAAAACAAATACCACTACAAAGCAAGAATTTTTCGGTAACAGCGTTAACGGGCCTGCTGCATTTAGTTATGTAAGCAAAGATGAAGAACGTAACAGGCCAGCAGCTGTAGATTGGTATGCAGGCAGGTTGTTTTGGGCTGGTGCTATTTCAGATATTGATGGTGCTCTAGCTAGCAGTCCTGACTTAACAGGTTACCTGTTCTACAGTCAAACAGTAAGGTCTGAGTTAGACTATGGTAAGTGCTACCAAGAAGCAGACCCTGCAAGTGAAGAAGATAGCGACCTTGTTGCATCCGATGGCGGTTACATGGTATTCCCAGGTGCAGGCCGTGTGCAAAAGCTTGCTGTAATCATGGATAGCCTTATAGTGATGACTGATAAGCAAGTATTGGCTATAAGGGGTGGCGATGCAGGATTTACTGCGGAAGCACAACAGTCATACAAAATATTAGACGTTGGCATTGCAGGCCCAGGCTGTGCAGTAATAGCTGAAGGTAGCTTATTCTTGTGGGCTAAGGATGGGATTTACAGTGTAGGCTATAGCGGGCAGTCAGGTGGCATATCAGCGCAGAACCTAAGCTCAGGCAGAATACAAGATTATCTTACCCAAATAAACCCTATACAACAAGCTTATGTGCAGTCAGTGTATGACTCCCTCAATAAAAAGGTCAGTTGGTGGTACAATTCTGACACCAGCTTTAATGGCGTACTAGACACAGGGAAGTTGGTCACAGAGCTTAGTTATGATATACTGTTACAGGCCTTCAGTAAGAACGCACTAGCATCAAATAATAATTACCTTGCTACATCACCGTTCTATACAGTAAGCCCGCGTGTTAGCATTACAGCTAACAATGTGACTTCAGGAGCTGACACAGTTGTATCAGGTTCTGACAATGTAACTGTAGGTGGTTCAGGTTACAGCTACACAGCTAACAAAGTTTTTATGTTCCTTATCAATACTTCAACAAGTACGCTAGGTGTGTCTTATTACAAGAATACAGCCTACAAAGACTACGGACTAACTACTTACACTGCATTCTTGCAGGGCAACAACGACATACTTGGGGACGCAACAAGTAAAAAGTACCCTATATACTTTAGATGTCAATTTAGGCGAACTGAGACTGCTTTCATTAATAATGGGGCAGGCCAGCCTACACTAGACTTTCCTAGTAGCTGCAAGATGCAGGCTAAGTGGGACTATAGCGACTCTGATAACAGCGGGAAATGGTCTACTGAACAAGAGATCTATCGCTTTACTCGTGCTTATATGCCAGGGGCAATAGGTGATGCTTTTGATTATGGTCAAGAGGTGATTACAACTAAAACTAAACTACTAGGCACTGGCCGTTCTTTGTCTATGAAGTTTTCAGCAGTGGCTGGTAAAGGCTTTCATTTACTAGGGTTTGGGTTTGAAGGGGTAGCTAATAATGCGTTATAACTTATACCAAGATGAAGATGTTACGCTTGATGTAGAAGAATTCAAAGGCGTTGCCTACCTGCACTGTGAAGTGTTTGGTAAATTCACAGTAAGTCGTTACAAGAAATTCCTTGTGATCTTCACTTCTGCCCTTGAAGCTTTGAAGAGAGAGTACGCAGCTGTTAGGGCTGTGATCCAAGCTAGCAATAACAAACTAGCACGCTTTGCTGAGATGTTCCAATTCGAGAAAATAGGCTTTACCCCTAAAGACGGGAACAGGCCTTCTTACCACATATATGAGGTGCAACGTTATGGGTGACCCGATAACTGCTGTTCTAATCGGCTCTGCTGTACTTGGCGTAGGCAGTGCAAGTCAACAACGTAAAGCGCAGAAAAAAGAAGGCCGCGAGCAGCAGAAGCTTGCAGCAATGGAAAACAACAGACGTATACGTCAAGCACAAAGAGAGACCAGGCGAGCCAGGGCTGTTACAGAAGCTCAAGGCAGTATGGCTGGGCAGTTAGGTAGCAGTAGTACTATAGGTGTACTAGGTAACCTACAGAACCAATTGGCTAGTAATATCGAGTACATGGACAATGCAGCAGATTTAAATAATCGCGTGCAGAATGCCAGGCAAAAGAATGCTGACTGGGCCATGATTGGCCAGGTGTCAGCTATGGCAGGCAGTGCAGCTGCCGCATTCGGCAAACCTGCTGGGCTTACTACCACAGCTACCACAACTGCTAAGCCGGGTGTATCTAGTGTTAACTATACAACAACCCCAGCAATACAACGACCAACAGTTAATAGTTCCAGCATTTACGGGTAAAATTGATGTCATACTTTGGTGATGAAGTAACGCAAGCTGATGTAGATTACATTTTCAACGACAAGCCTTACAGGCCTGTTGTAGACCTTCGTGAGCAGTTCTATGCTGACCTAGCCACCAGACAACCACAAGCCTACAGACGCATGCAAGATGAAGCTGCTGTAGGTGTAGATACGACCTACCAGACACTGACTGCTGATGCTACGTCTGAACGTAAGATGGCCTTAAACAAAGGCTTGCAAAGTGCCTTATTGGCTGCGCCTGTAGAAGAGGCCCAGGGCATTGTAGACAGCTTTTCTGATAAAGCTAACCAACCTTTAACAATGCGTGAAATGTTCTTCGAGCAACAAGGGATTGAGTTAAAGGACGACTTAGAAGTAGCTAGAAACCTGCTGTCTGAAACGTCCGCTAAAATTCCTACCAACTTAATTAACCGCTCTAAAGCTAGAGCTACAACCAGCCAAATAGGTGCAGGTGCAGACCCTGGCAGCCTTATAGCTGAAGCAGGCAGGGAACAAGACTATTTTGAAGGTTCAGACAAACCAGGGCAGCAAGATTTCCTACAAGAAGAGCAGGACATAGCGTCAGCTCAAGGGGGCCTAATAAGGTCAATGCCAGCCTTCACTATGGCGTGGATGTCACAAGCTGCTAAAGAAGTGACTGGTGAGCAATCTTACCTTTATGGGAATGCTGTGGAAGCCCTGGCTGCTCACATCTACTACAGCCCTGATCGCGCTAAAGCTACAGAAGCAGTTATTACCAGTGTACGTAAGCACAGCGGTCTGCTAGGTGAAAATGAGTTTGATGTAGCCTCTACACTAGACTTAGTTAATGACTATGTGGGTAAGATTGATGAAGGCACCACTGAAGAGTGGGGTGCTAAACTGCAAAACTTCATGCTTAACACTTTTGCTATTATAGACTTTATACCTGACTGGGTGCCTAACTTTAACAAGACCATTAAGACAGCTAAAGCTAACAGTGCAGCAGCCCCTTTAGGGCGTGGTATTGACACCCCTTTGGGTGATATAGCTGCAAATGATAAAGCGGCTGGTGACATACTAGCTAGCGCTGTATTGCAAGAACCTAGTGGCCAAGCAGGTAATGTATTAGGTGTAACTAAAGAGCAAGCTGCTATAAACAGTGTACCGGGCTTTGAGTATGACGGCCTGCGTGTAGCTGGGCAAGATGGCACTAAAGATCTTAAAGATAACGTAGCTGTGGCACTTGCTACTGCTGAGGACATTACACCTGCAAGCTTATACCAGTTTGTAGATGCCGCTAAACAAGAAAAGCAATTAGAAGGTGTGTTAACACAATTACCTAAAGACGGCCAATTACCGCCTTACCAATCTGACCTTACTTTAAGTGTCTTCAAGAAATCTGATGACGGCTTTTTAAGGTATGGCTCTGTATATGGTAAAGCAGACGGTTCAAGCTTTGCGTCTTATGGTGAGGCTTTAGCAGCTTCACAAGGTATTAGGCAACAGTTCGGTGCTGGCCCTTTTGAGACTGAAGGTGTGACTGTACTTGAACGTGTTGGTAGTGGCAATACCTGGTCAACCATTCAAGGTGCACCAACTGAAGGTGCAGAGTTTAAAGTGCAGTTAGATGTTAAGCAGCGTATGCGTTGGGATACTGACCATGTAATACCTGAAGAGGCTGTAACACCAGCTTTGTTTGGTACTAGGTACTTTCAGAATATTCACTCAACGTTATCTAGTGACTATGTTACCGCGCTCACAGTGTCTAATGAACGTGCTTCTAGGCTACAGTCAGACATACTACGTATCAATGAGCCTATGTTTAAGTTGAACGAGTTTAAGAAGCAAGGTGTACTTAAAGCTATTGTAGACGGTGGGGAACAAGAGCGGGTATTTAACGACACTGAACTTGTGGCTATGTATAAACTAGACCAAGACCAAATACATGCCTACCACTCTGAGAGAGCTATGTGGGATGTTATACACCAAATAAAGAACAAAGAAGAGTACACCACCAAACTATCTGAAGGGTATGTGCGCCTTAAGTCTGATGCAGACGACGGTACACAGGCTATTGATACCATGGGTAAGGCTGTTGACTTAAGTAACTTCACGGGCGTAGAGAAGGTCGCTGTGATAGATAGAGGCCAGGTTACTGTTGTAACAAGAGCAGAAGCTGACCAGTTCAAACAGCAAGGCTACCAGGCTTATGCCTTAGCTGACGTGCATAATGCGGCTGGGGATAAGCGCTACAAGTTTATGATGGCTAAGCCTACAGAGCATGTGCAACCATTGCCTGAGCAGATGCTGCCGTACCGTAAAGGGTACTA